GGGTATTAATATCCCTAGGATTTTTAATTTGGTTCTTGTGGAACCCGGGAAAAGTTTTGTCCGCGTTATCCAAAGCATTGGACGTGGAATAAGAAAAGCCGAAGACAAAGACCATGTTCAAATCTGGGACATAACTTCGACTTGTAAATTTGCCAAGCGCCATTTGACCAAGCGCAAACAATTCTACAAAGAAGCCAACTACCCTTTTACTCAGGAAAAATTAGAATGGATGAAAATAAAATAACCATAGCAGTATGTGGCGAAAGCTACTGCTCGGCCTGCACTGTAGATCTAAAAGTCACAGGAACAAGAGGGCACTTTAGTCAAATACTTGAAGATCAATATGACTACAAAGTGTTGCATTTTGCACATGGTGGATTCAGCAACACCGGAATCTTGTTTCAAATACAAGAAGCGGTAAAGCACCAACCTGATGTAATTGTCTACAACAAAACTTGGGCCAGTCGTGTTACCATTAAGTTAAAAGATGGATTTCGACCAGATGACGGTTTAAGAAATTTTGTGTATTTTAACACTCACATGCCTAGCACACACGAACCTTGGGCTGGAACTCTTAATGCAGCAATATTAAGCACAGTACCTCAGGGCCTGGAAAATCATTCAATAGTCTCTCCAGAAAAAATACAGGCTACAAAGCAATATCTCACTGAATTATTTGACCGACATCTACAACAAACATTAGACAACTGGTTGTTTGAGTACTGGCACAACAAAATTTTAGCTGCTGGCATATTGCCAATATGTTTTAATGATGCAGATATTGGAAAAATAGCTTATGATTTTAGTAAAAAAAATAGAACATTTGACTCACCATTCCATACAGACCGTGCCACACAAGAGCAAGTGGCTGCGAATATTCATCGTAAAATCGTTGACAATCTGCCACACATCAAGTAAAATGACAACATGAGAATACTTACACTAGACAATGCCACCTACGATTTAGATCACCTGCCTGAAGAAGTAGATGACATGCGTTTTGCTATATTAGACAATTCGAATCCAGCAGAGCCTGACTATCACTTTATACCCTTGATTTTTTTGGAAAGCTTCAATGCTCCTGCTCTTGTGCTACGCATTGGGGAACATACAATAAAGATGCCCATGGACTGGCAGATCTTGATTGGCGAGCCTGACGTTGGTGATCTAGAAGTGTTGCCGCTAACATCAATAAATGATCGTGGGTTTAAAGTATTCCAATTCAATCCCTTAACCAGTTTCCGTCCCAGCTTTCCTGACATTGAAATCTTAGATGTGTATCATGAGGTATCGTGGTACGCACCCAAACTCAAGAACGGACAACTACTTGCAGTGCCTGTGAGTGAAGGCACAGATCCTGACTGTGTGTACTTTGTCAAAGACGTCAGCCGTAACTGCGAGATTGTGGACTACAACAAGGCCTGGTAATGCCCTACACTGAACCAGAAATATTTGAAATCATCAATCGCTTGGCCAGGGTGTATCTGGAAAGTTATCCTGACGACCGTGAAGGTCTAGAGCGTTTCCTGCGCTGGGCACATTTACAATACGGCTACCAATATGGGAACTCTTAAACCGGGTGCCACATACATCTACGAACGCAACGGTAATGAAGTATATGCTCGTGAGTTTGGTGCTGACCCTGCTGATCGTGTGCTAGTTGGATATGGATATGATCCTGTGACTGGACATAAAATAGACTACGATAAAAGAACCAGCGACGGCCGACCCTTGCACGATCACCTGATGGAAAATAAGATGTGGGGCGAAATTCGGCGAGCTGCTCGAACCAACCCCACTTTACAAGACGCACTAGAACGTGCTATAATGATCTACAAACTGACCAAAACTGATGAGTGATAAACTGACCATTGCCAATGAGATGAAGATGTTTGACCGCAAGGTGAGATCATTCTATGACGATCTCACCCCTGAGGAAAAGAAAAAGTTTTCAAATTATCTCATGATACGTTGGGGTTCGGCAGTAGAAGGTTCGAGAGAACTTCAAGAGTTTTATGTGATTGCCACTAACGAACGACTGAACAAACATTTCTTCAATGTAGGTAAACATCCAAAACTACAATGGCTTATGGCTACCAGTGTGAGTCCAGACTTGGGATCTCAACGCCACCCCTGGATTGCCTCCAAGAAAAAACAAGCTGGTGCCAGTGCCAAACGCAAAGCATTGGTAGCCATGTACCCACATTACAAGGACGATGAGATAGACGTGATGGCAGCAATTACAACACAGAAAGAAATTGACGCATACAATCGTGCAAGCGGCAATGAAAAATGATACAGCAATTGGTTGTAAACGGATGCAGTTATACACATTCTTATGCATTGGGCAATGGCCAGCAAGATCTAGCACATAGGCTAGACATAGCCACTGCTCACAGCATTGCTGTTAGTGGTAGTGCTAATAGTCGAATACTTCGAACCACTCTCAAACACAGTTACACAGCACCACCAACCTTGTATGTGTTGGGCATGACATTTCTTAGTAGATTAGAAATACCCATCTGTGAACCCGAAAACGACTTTGAAGGGCGATGGGTAAATCCTCAAAATCAAGAGTTTGCTTACAGATTGCAAACAGGATGGAACAAAAAAGAGTCTGAACAGTTTGTGGATATCAAACTCAAAACTGAAGTGTACAGCATTTTAGACCGCACCGAAGACCTCATGTATCGCATGCTCAGCACAATTGACAGTTTGAAATCCAGAGGACACCGAGTGTTGATGTTTCAACAGGCCGATAATCTGTATCACGAGCACCTTGACAATCCAAGATTACGTTTGTTTTGTTGTCCGGAAATTGTTGATGGATATCGATGGCGAGCAACTGCCTGGCAAGCTGACCAGGGAGTAGAGCCTAAAAAGTATCCGCCCGGCGCACCGCATGTTCCTCCAGATATGACGCATCCAGCGGTGGGCCACCATCAAAAGCTCAATGAGTTCTTGACAAATTACATACAAGAGCATAAAATACTACAATGACCCAATGCCAATACTGCAAGAAAGATTTTATTAAAGAAACTTCTTTGGCGGTGCATATGTGTGAACCCAAGCGGCGCAGACAGGAACGAGCGGAGCGTGGTGTGGAACTGGGCTTTCAAGCCTACATACGATTCTATGAGATGAGTCAAGGATCGGCTAAACTCAAGACTTTTGACGATTTTGCAGACTCTCCTTACTATCGTGCGTTTGTGAAGTTTGGCCGCTATTGTGTGAGCACAAGAACTATCAATCCCAAGCAGTTTCTTGAGTGGTTGCTAAAGAACAACAAAAAAATTGATCGTTGGGCAAGTGATCAATTGTACACAGAATATCTCATACAGCATTTGCCTGTGGAGAATGTAAACGATGCATTGGCACGAGCAGTGGAGTTTGGAATGGACTGGGCAGAAAAGAATTCAGCACAACCGCAGGACTGTTTGAGATATGGTAGTGCTCCGGCCATGTGCTATGCAGTCACAACAGGCAGGATATCACCTTGGGTGATTTACAATTCGGAGTCCGGACAACAGTTCTTGGGTGAACTCTCTCCTGATCAGATCAGCATGGTATGGCCTTATATTGATTCAGATGTATGGCAAAAGAAGTTTCACAACTATCCAGCTGATCAAGAGTACGCAAAAGACATATTAAGCAAGGCAGGTTGGTAAAGTGGCGTCAGTGATATTTTTAACCCTCGTACTTTTACAAATCAAACACTGGTACATTGACTTTGTGGATCAAAGCATGACAGAAGTCAATCACAAAGGACAATATGGACACTGGTTGGGCATGCGACACAGTCTCAAACAGGGCATTGGCACAGCCTTGTGTGTTGGATGTGTAATAGGGCCTGTGTACTGGGCCGCCAGCATCATGATGGGTGTGATAGATGCTGTGGTTCACTATCACATTGACTGGGCCAAGATGAATTGGGGCAATCGAGACAAAGAGAATCCCAGCTTCTGGGCACACTTAGGACTGGATCAGATGGCGCACCAGTTGACTTATCTTGGCCTTGTGGCTATAATTGCATTATGATTAGAAATATTAGCGGCAGCAAATACATTCAAGTGTCTGGTGGCATGAACACCAATCCATACATCAGTCCAGGTGCCAGCGGTGCAGGCATGGTGCGATGGAGCGCCAGCATGAACTGTTTGGAAATTAATGATGGCAACTCCTGGCAACAGCTTCACTCAGCACACCCTATGATTTCACTCTCATCAGACGCCGAAACCCTGTTAGATTGGGCACGAGCCAAACGTGATGAAGAATGGCGCATTGCTGCCTTGGCAGCCAAGCATTCCACAGTGGCAGATGCCTTGGCAGCAGTTCAACTGGCCCAAGAGAAACTGCAAGTTGTGACTGCACTTTGTAACACTGATTCAAAATGAGCGCAGACATTGACATTGATGTGCCGGATAGATCGGCTGTGTTGAAACTTATTCAGCACACTGCCGCACGGCAATTGCATCAAGGTCAGGTGCGTAAGCACAATTCAGGCATTTATGTCACAGACATTCCTCGAGACATACCCAATGGCTGTGCAGCCATAGACTATGAGTCGGCAGAACAGCGTGGATACTTCAAGATAGACCTGTTGAACATGAGTGTGTATCAGTTGATCCGTGATCCTGAACACTATGCAGAAATGTTGGCAGCAACACCGCCATGGCAGCGACTGTGGACTGATACTGCTTGGGCATCACAACTGGTGCATGTGGGCAATTATGCAGACTTGATGGCATCAATGAAACCAGATAGTATTCCTAGGATGGCAGCGTTTATTTCAGTTATCCGACCAGGCAAAGCACACTTGCAAAACCGTCCTTGGACTGAAGTGTTTGCCGAAGTGTGGAACGGGGATGATAGTCGTGGATACACATTTAAGAAAAGCCACGCAGTTTCCTACGCGGCTCTTGTTGCCTTACACATGAACTTGCTTAATCAAGACGCCGCACAAGTGTGATTGATTTTCGTTTGGTTTTCTTGCGGGCAATATCCATTAAACTGCAAGCTGGCCCGTGTAAAATTTCTAGATCTTTATTGGAGAATGTGCGTAAGGTAGGGCGAAACTTGTCCCAGTCCCCGCGCAAGAATATGTTTATGGGTATGCTACGATTGCTTTCCCACCACCAAGTGGCTGCTAAATCCAAGTACTCTAGCTTGGCATCTTGAGTTAGCACAGCACCAAAATCATAGATTGTGGTAACAGCATCGTCTTTGTTTTGCACTACACCCACATATTCTTCATTGGCGTAAACGCACAGAGTTATAAACGGATATTTCACCGCCAGCTTTTGAAAGATATCATTACCCATAAATATTGTTCGAGGATCCTATGTATTCAACCACCGTTTA